GAAACTGACTGTGCCAATTTCGACATCATCCGACAGGTTGAAACCTCTAGCGAAGGTGCGAGTGGAAATACCTCTGTGCATGTATTCCTCTTCTCCTTTGTTCTTCGCTGCCTTAGACCTGATTAGGAGGATGTTAGATTCTGTAGAGACTTCAATCTCATCCTTCGACCAACCAGCAAGTGCTACTTCGATCCTCCATTTAATATTAGATTCCTGCACCAGATTGTATGGAGGATATGCATTGTTTGCATGTCCCATTCCATAGGAATGTAGTCTGTGAAAAACATCATCGAGTCCGACGCTGTATCTTTCTGCAGCATCTACGATGGCACCAAGATCTTTCGTGGTGAACTTACGCAGTCCAGTCATTTGTTATGCTCCTTTGTTAAGCGAGTTTGATTGTGTGAACCCCGAAGGCATTCAGCATTATTTAATAGTAATACCTAGAAATATATTGTGCAGCATACCGAACATATTTGTAAGGTTTCCCAGACCTACATATAGTAAGACAACAAATCAATGGGCAAAATGAAAAAATTCATTCCCTTTGCAATGATTTTATTGACAGCGAGTGCAGCAAATGCTGGTGGACTTGTTACCAAACATGCAGCGAGTGTCCAACTGACTGTTGATGCTGCACGGGCAACCTCATCGAGACTCGGTTCCTCGTTCAGTATTTCAGGTAGTAATATTGATACTACGGACGGTTCGACTGCAAACACAGTTTCTGCTGGTACTATCACCTCTGGTGTATATTCTCCAGGAACTATTGCAGCAACTCAGGATACTCCTGGTGCAGCATTTAGTTTCTCCCAGTCTTATACACAGGCTGACGCAGTGCCCACAAGTGCTGCAACTGTAGGTGCAAATCCAAACTTCGGTTCGGTTACTTCTTACACAGCTGGAACTGCTGGAGATCTGGCAGGTACTGTAACCAGTGCAGGTGTTCTTACGGTAACCGCTGGTGGAGCTGGTACTACGGCGATCGGACAATACGTCTCGGAGATCACTGTAATTGACTGAAGGGGGTCATGATGACTTTTGGAAAGACAATCTTATGGTCTGCCCTTGTTGTGGTGGGTGCAAGTGCCATACTTGCACCTGCCCAGGCGGTCCCCGTGGTCCCGAACTTCACACAGGGCTCAATGACGAGCCATACGGAGACAACATCGAAGATAACCGAGACCATAAATTCAATGGACTACTCGACGGGTTATCAATACTCAGTGACTGGATCAGGCGTCACAGCATCTGGTCAACTATCCCCAGGAACAGGGAGTAACAATGTAACTATTAATGGCGTGACATCATCATGGACAAATGTAACCAGCAAACCTCAGTTCACACAGACAACACCAGGGGCAGCATTCCAGTTCACAGAAACTCTATCTTCTCCAGGTTTACAAAATCATACAATTATTCAAAGAGAGACAGAGGTTACAAGCATAACCGACACTACAAGTATCTTCTCCCAGTAATTGCTGCTCTAGTAGCATCACCTGTAAATGCAGAAACCATTGGTGGTGTATCAGCAACAGCAAGTCCAATCGCGAATAGCTCAGGCTCAGTGACCAACCAAGCTATCCAGGTTTTACAAGGCCCATACATCACTAATACTTACGGGGGCGGCATTCAGTGTCAGGGTCCTACTGTTAACTTCACACCGTATGTAACAGGAACTGCAAGTATGCAAAAACCATACGAAGCATACTTCAATGATCCAGTGTACGATGTCACTGATAACTTCGGTGCTTTCGATGCTGATGGTAATGAAATTGGGGATGGAATTTTAGACAATCCTGGTGACGTATTATTCTACAAAAAAACTAGAACTGCACAGAAAGATAACTACAGTATTGGTGTAGGTTTCTCTGCAACTTGGTCTAGACCATTAGATAAAAAATTACAGGAACAATGTAAAGAAGCAGCAGCAACTCAGATATCATACACTCAACAACTGACTGCCAATAAGAGACTCGATTTTGAGATCGCGAGACTAAAAAATTGTGGCGAATTGATGAAGGCTGGAATTATGTTTAAACCAGGAACAAGATATGCTGCCGTATGTGCAGATGTGATGGTAATGAATAAGAATGTTATCGCTCCTCATGCACATGAGATTCCCCAACAGTATGAGTCAGTACATCCTACTTCTTCAGGGGACGAACAGACCTCAACTTCTTCACAGCCTCATTCCTCTGACGCTGCTCTGCTAGGCGCTCCCCTTTCGACTGGACTGGGAGAGTCTTCCCCCTTAAGGTCGCAATCTTCTTCAGTACCTTCTTCACAGTCGGTTTCACCACTTTTAACAAAAGATCAGCAAGAGGCTTTGCGAGCAGTGCAGAGGTCGTCGCTACAACAGCGATTGAAGCGGTAGCAGTTACCTTTCCTGCATTAGGGATGTTAACAACAATCTGATCAGGGATAGTAAGTTGTTCTGTTACCATCAGACATTTCTTGCCGACCAGTTCATAACCAGTAATCTTTTTATTACCCTCTAGGATCTTTCCTACAGGGTTCAATAACTCCTGTTCTCTAGTAGGACATTTTGGAATTGGAGGTTTTGTATCTGTTTTTGCCTCTGGTGTTTTTACTTCTGGTTGCTCAGGAGATTTTACTGGTGGTACAGGTGCTTTATATTCAAACTCTAATTTATCTTTGTTGTAATCCATCGCATTAAACGATGGCATACCAGCATCACAATATACCTTCACACCTTTGGGATCATCTTCATTGAGGATCCCACTTTTTTCTTTACTGGTATTCTGTTCATGTGCCTCAACACATCCAGGCATGTCCACAATAGGAACACCCACCTGATCCGTAATTGGAACAGATGGGGTAACTGCCTGGGGTGGACTTGTAACCCACCCTGGTGGTTGATAAACCTGTATATCAGGTATGTTCACATTATCAATACCAATATCTTCAATCATCAGCAATCATTAAATACTTCACCAACTTGTGAACCAACTTCAGAACCAACTTGCTGACCTAAGAGAAGTGCCCAACCACCTGCCAACCATCCAACGTAAGGGATGCTAGCGAGAGCAGGAGCAGCAACACCAGCAGCGATAGCACTACCTGCCATTGCACCTTGTGACCGTGCTCCAGCGTCCGCCACGATGCACTCGATGTCTTTTGCAGACTTTCCCTCACCTAGCGTTGCAGCACCTCCCATATTCCTCACACCTTCCATAGTGTATTGATCACGGCGAGATTCCTTACGGTCCTCAAAGGTATTAGCACCACCAAACAATCCTTTCTTGTTTTTAGTTTGAACTAAATCAACAGATCTTTCAGATTCTAAGACTTTAGGATCATTTGCTTTATATTCAATACTGTATCCATCCTTACCTGCTTCAATTTTGTAGGAAGAATATGGAGTGCCCCGTGGAATATTGATGGTTGGAACTTGATAAACCTGCTGTCTGCCTGGTTGTCTAATAACATATCCAAGCAAACCGATATGTGCTACGGCAAATAGTCCACCAACAGTTGCAGCAGCAATCTTTAATTTATTCATGGCATTGTCCTAGTAGTCACTTTGGGAGTAACAGGCACACCAGGGACGGCACCACCTGTCATTTCTGGCAATTCGGGCATAGAGGCATCAAGAATGTCAGGAACTGCATCAGTGATAGCACCGATAGCACCACCTGCTAATACATCTGTAAGTTCTTTGATGAGTGCATCTTTCTGAAGATACACATAAGTCCCACCACCCACGATGCCTACGACACCAGCGAATGACAGGACTGCTAATACGTTAATAATTTTTTGCATGGTATTACATTTTGTAAGTTTCATCTGTTGTGATCTTGATCGGTGCCTGTTCAATTCTAATTGTTTGAGCAGGTGCAGACTCTCTTGCTGCTTCGATCAATCTCTCCATATCTGCTTTAGAGATGCCTCCACCACCAGCGGCAGCTTGTGCTCCTTTCTTAGCAGTCTGGACCCCAAAAGTAGCTAAAACCCCAGTAAAGACACTGGCTATGAATGTCGGATCGAGATCTTGTTTAGGAATCTGAAGTGCAGGTGGCAGATCTACATATGCTAATGTGAGAATACCACCCGACCATATCAAAATTCCCAGTCTTACAAATGTAGACAGAATAGCCAACTGTTCTTCTTTGTCTTCAGATGCCTCTTTGAGTTTGCTAAAGATACCTTTCTTTTTAGGTTCTTCCTTTTTAACTTCTTCGGACATATAAACAAAGCATGGCAGCTCTATTTAGGATTCTGAAACTTGACGCTTCTTCCCAATATTATACTTGGACTCAAGAGTCCATTCAGTTTTTTCTTTGTAAGCGATAACTTTAATTTGACTCAAGGGTGCTGCATCAGACACAGAGTCTTCTTTAACAATCTCTACTAGTCCCCAGTCAGACAACAGTTTGATGATGCGGTTACGTCTTTGTACATCATTCTCAGAGAGGTTTGCCTTCTTACCATCAAGGGCAAACAGTTCCTTAAAGTGTACGATATAATACTGTCCTTTCTTATGAAGAATATGGCAAGATTGAAATAATTTCTTTTCTTTTCTAGAAGCAACTCCAATACGAGTAAGAGTCTCACGAACTTTCAGGAAGTCATCAGGTTCCTTCAAATTCACTTCTACCATATCATTTTTCGTCCATTGAACTTCCTTAAGTTCGCTCATCGTTTCTTACCCCCTTTATTCAATTTGTCTTTAATAACTATGAG